TATAAATTATATAAATAATTATATAAATAATAAAATGTCTCTGGATATATCTTTTTTTTATAAATAATTAAAAAATAAAATAAAAAATATATAAAAAATAAAAATAGTAAATATATAAAAAATAAAAAATTAATATAGAAAATTTAAATTTATGTATTTTCCTTATAAGGCAAACTTTCTTTAATTACTTTCCATTGTAAATCAATATTAGAACGTAAGTCATCTAACTTAATTTTTAATCTATCATTATTATTTTCAGTTTCTATAGTCGTTCTCATATTTCTAACAAACTGTAATAATATAGACATTTTATTTAAATTATCTTTAGATTTATCTATAATTGTAGATATACGATTACGTACTGATATTATTTTCAGTGATAAATAATCAGTATAAGATTTATAAATAGTTTTATAACTATACCAATTATATATCCAAGATAAATACCCAAAAGTATAATAAAATAGTTTATCATTTTTTCCATTATCATAATATTCTATTTTTTCATTAACTTTTTTTATTAATTTTTGGATATTAATTAAACTTATATTTAAAAATATATTTAAAGAAGGGATATAGTTTGTATTAACATCATTAATATTAAATTTTAACATTTTTTCATGTAAATCTAAACGTTCTTTGTTAATATTTAATTTATCGGTATAATTTTCTATTAAATAAATTATATTATTTTCTTCTTTCACAAACAATTTTTCATATATTAATTTCATATTATTGATATTGTCTTCTATTTTTTTTATTTTTATTATAATTTCAGTTCTATTTTGCACACAATTGTCTCTTGATAAAGTATTAAGTTCAACGGTACTTATTTTTATTTCATTAAATTCTGAAATTATATGTTTTTCTATTATACTAGAAAGTATATTATTTTGATTTGTTGGTATTAAAATAGATACATTTTTTACTTCTTCTTCTAACTCATTTTTTGTTTCTCCATCAATATGTGATAAATTTATATCTACTTTATTTGTGTCTGTTTCCAATGACATTTTACAAAATAAATTTAGAAAAATTGATTTAAAATAGTTTTAAAATTTATATTAATAAAATTAATAAATCAATTTTTATAAATTTATTTTGAAAAATGGCAATAATATATAATAGTAAAAATTATATGTTATCTATTTATGATAAATATAATGAAGATATTTTTATGAATTATATAATTTATTTATATGAATCAAAACAAATTAATATTCTACAAGAATTTTATAAAAATACTAATATGTTTTACAATAATTTAACAACATTATTAATGGAATATAATAATAGTTTATGTTTTGATAATAAAACAAATATAAATTTAATTTTAAAAAACATTAATATATTAACAGATAATTATTATAATACTTTTGAACCAAATTTAGAAACCTATAATAAAATACAGTTTGATAAATATTTTGAAAATAAAAAAAAAAATATTAATGATTTAGACCCAGTTTATAATAATGGTTTTATAATTTCTAAACTACATCAAGAATGGTATGTACGAATAACAAATATTAAAAACTATTATTATGAATTATTTTTAAAACCAATGGAAAATACAGAAACAAATACTATAACTTCATATATAAATAAAACAATCGAATATATTTTTAATAATACAAATAATAGTATTACTAAAACAATAACTAATTATATTAAAATTATATAAATAATTTATATTTTATTTATATATAATTTAATAATTTATTTCATATGAATTATTATAATTTATTTCATATGATTTATTATAATTTATTTCATATGATTTATTATATTTTTCTTCATATATATTTTTTTTTCTTTTAATAAGTCTATGGTTTGAAGATTTAATAGTATTAAAAATCGTATTATCTATATTATTATAAATAGAATTATCTATATTATTATAAATAGAATTATCTATATTATTATAAATAGAATTATCTATATTATTATAAATAGAATTATCTATATTATTATAAATAGGATTATCTTCAATATAACTTCTTGAATTATATTTAGTTAATAATCGCATACCAACATTAAATAATATATTTAAAGATACAGCACCTACAAAATCTACCGTTAATGATACTCTAAATACATATTTTATCACATTAGTAATTCCATTAACACATTTATTACCTATATTTGTTAAATATTTAATAAACACTCTTGGTTTAATATAATTATATATCATACCAAAACTTGTATTTACTGCCGATACACCGCCATTTATTAATACAGTCTTAAACGGTTTTTGTTCTTCTTTATTACTTGGTAATGAATATTTAATTATTCCTAAACCTAAACCAACTAAACAGGCTATAGCAGGATTTATATAATTTAACAAATATTCATCCGTTAAATGTTCGGTTTGTCTTAACAAACTAACATAAAGACAAGATTGATCTACACATACTCTTGTTAAATAACCTTGTCCTAAATTTGTTAAATATCCACCAATATGACCTAATGTAAAATACACAGGATTTTTTAATTTTACAATTTCATAATCAATATAAGATAACATTAAACCAAAATGACCAATAAAAGAACTATACACACATTGTGCTATATATTCTACAGTTTTTTGTGTATGCCAAAGTTCTAATCGTGCCCTACGCATAATTTCCGCTCTGGAATATTGTTTAATTAACGCATTATAACTTTGTCTTAAAGAATCTCTATTTTTATCTAAATTACGATTATCTCTACTATTTCTTTTATTTTTTGCTTTCGTAAATATATCATTTTGTTGTTTACCTTCTTGTTCTTTTAAACTTTCATTTTTTGTAATATTAGTATTATTAAAAATACTATTTATTATTGTTAGCATATCTCCTACACTAAAATTATTTATAAAGCTTTTATAATGTTCATCATTTTCCAAATTATCAAAAATATCAATATTTTCAATATTATTAGTTATATTAGTTTTGGTATTATTAAAAATACTATTTATTATTTGTTTTAGATTTATTATAGTAAAATTATTACTATTCATAAAATCTACTAAATTATAGATAAAATCACCAATAGTATCATTTTTATGTTCCCAATACCAAGATGGTTTTTCACCTCTTTGTGCTAATTCATAACGATACTCTTTATTAGTTTGAGATTCAAAATATAAAGCATTTATTATTTTTTTATCTTCTTCAGAAAGATAAGGATCATTAACTTTTAACCAACATTTTTCTAAATCTTCAATGTAAAATTTTTGAGCGTATAAACCATAACGTGTTTTAGGGGTTTCTATTGAACCATTTATAAATTCAATAGGAATACCTATAACTTGATATACTTTATGATCCAACTGGTTTATAAATTCATCTTTGCATAATTTGTTAGCATCACTTGCTTTTCTACTTGTAAAACTAACATCAATACCAAAAAAGTCATTTTTATAAGATACAATATGCTTTATTTTAAATAACTTAAGTTTAACTTCATCAGTATAAAGGAAATCTATCCCATTTAATTTTTTTATTGATTGTCTAGTCAATAAATACTCAATACCCTTTTTTATATTAAAAACAATGGTAACTATGTTAAAACAAGGCACTATTAAAGATGTTAAATCCATCAATAATGGTTTTAAATACTCTTTAACAGATTTTCTCTCAAACACATTTTTTACAAAATTAAAAGCATTAGTTAAAGGAATCTCTAAATACTTTTCTGATACAGCAACCATTAAATTTAACATAGTTTCTAGTTTATCTTTAGTATGCATCGTATTATCTATAATAAATCTAAATACACCATTTACTAATTTATCTGGTATTATTAAATTTACTAATAAATACTGTAAATCTACAATCGTATTTATATCAGTTAAATCTAAATCTTTTAGCATATTACATAAATTAATAAACTGTGAAAGATTTGAAAGTTTCATTGTTATTTTTTTTATATCAAAATTATTTTTTTCTTTTTCTTTGACTTTTCCTATATTATTCTCTCCCTTATTTTCTAACGTAGTATTTAATTTATTATTCTCACTATCAAAAGCCAAACTCATACTTGTATTATAGTTATAATACTCATACTCATCATATAACCAAGACGCACTATCTCGGCACATAAAATCACTATTCATATTATGAGTATTATTACTTTCTATTGTATTATGAGTATTATCAATTATAATAGTAGAATTATTATGTTTAGTATTCGTCATAAACTTTATACTTTCATTTATTAAGTTTTCACCATAATCTACTATATATTTTGCCCCAGCAATTATATTTTGAGATAAACTTATAGGCGTTGCCATACCATTCATTATTAATACATCAATATTAGTAATTAATTCATATACGGGCTTTTCACAATACTCAAATATAAATAATGATGTATTATTATAAAAATGCCCTAATGAATTATATTCTGGTGTAGGAGTATATAATTTATCTAACTTCATATCTATTAATGATAGTGTAGCATTACCAATTACATTATTTCCTAAACTTATATCAGGAGATATTATTTTATACCCAGTATTTATTAAACTTTTAAAACGTGCTACTTTCAAATTTGAAGCATTATACATATTATTACTTCTCAAATAGTCAACTTCAGCAAGCATATGTTGTGAAAAATTTAAAGGCAATAATACACGATTTTTTATTTGTTTTGATGTTATTTTTTCAATTACATCAATTCCCTTTCTTAAAGCATATCCACTTACATAATCTTTAACTAAATTATTTACATATTGCTCATTAAATTCAGGTTTTTTTCTATAATCATAAATAGAATATAATCCATCACGCGTTAATTTACCAACAAAATATCTTGGTGTATAACTACTTTTATTACTTTTACTTCTATATTTATTACTATTTTTATTATTACTGTTTTTATTATTATTATTATTATTTATGTTAGTATGTGTTATGCTTTTAATATTATAGGGATTAATTGGGGTATAACGATAAGAACGATTATTATAACCATATTCATTTACAATAGTATTATTATTAAAATGTGTTATACTACTTTTACTTCTATATTTATTACTATTTTTATTATTACTGTTTTTATTATTATTATTATTATTATTTATGTTAGTATGTGTTATGCTTTTACTATTATAGGGATTAATTGGGGTATAACGATAAGAACGATTATTATAACCATATTCATTTACAATAGTATTATTATTAAAATGTGTTATACTACTATTATTGTATGTATTATTTTCTATACAACTATAATTTGGTTCATTTATATCAATCATTTTTAATTAATTACAAATAGTATTATATTTTTATATATTTATATATTATAATTTAAAATCAATTTTTATATAAAATAGTATATAATTATTATATAAATTATAAAATGTCTCTGGATACATCTTTTTTTTTACTAAATTAATAAATAATAAAAAATTAAATATTAAAAAATAGTAAAAGACAAAATAATTAAAATTAAACTAAAAATTGAAAATAAATTACAATTATAAAAATAAATACATTTAATTTTAACCAGTTTTTTCAATTACCATAGTTTTATTATAAATACGAACTGCTTTACACATTAATTTATAAAACCAATAATAATTAATTAAAAACAATGGTAAGAATAATGTTACCGCAAGTAATAAATTATAATTCCATAAATTATATATAATTAATGTAAAATTTACTATACGTGTAATAAAATATAATACCAAAGTTAATATTGATGAAATAAACATTTTAGTAGTACCATCTTGCTTTGTATTTACTAAATACCAAGTATAATTTAATGGTATGACAGAATATTCAGCAAGTAATCCTCTATTAAAATAATATATTAAAGTATTTTCTAGATTTATATCATTATGAATTTCAATAATTAATACATAACACATTAATATCATAAGAGTATGGTGACAAATTGTAAAATACTCAAGCTTTTTTAATTTTTTTACAGAATTACTAACATAATATATATCAGCTAAATAATAACTAATACTTATAAAAAATGCTTGTTTTATATCATAATTATCAATGATGTCAAGTAAATATAATGTCGCAGAAAATGATATAAATATAGCGTGAAGTGTACTAAATCCATAAGCAACCAATTTATGAGAACTATGTAAGTCCTTACTATACTTTTTTGGAGTAATAGCCATAGCAAAATATGTATTATTAAAAGCTAAATAATAAAGATAAGTATATATTAAATAGTTTCCAGAACTAACTATACAAGTTATCCAATGAATATTATCATAATTACAAAAATAAAATCCAAATAAATTTACAAATAATAATATTTTTAAGGCACTCATTTTACAATACGTTTTTAAATTATGTTTTAAAATATTATTAAATTAGTTTTAAATAGGATAAATCCTATGAATTATAAGACAATACTAATTTTATTTATTTTTTATTAATTTATTTACCATATTTTTAAAATACTAATTTATATAATTTTCTTTTTAAGTTAAATAATATAAAAAATATTATACATAAAAGTATACATCATAAATAATATAATAAAAATGATATTAGAATTATTTGAAAATATTAACCAACCATATGAAACATTAACAGAAGATGGATGTATTCTTTATCCAGAACAATGTTATTATTTATGTAAAATCTCTATATCATCACTAATAGCATCTTTATATGCACTATATAAAGAATATTATGAACTTGCTCTAATACCTTTTGGTGTATTTTTAACATCAATTATTTATTGGTATAAACCAATACCTAATACTTGGAGACACAAACTTGATGTTACATATGTAAAATTCGCATTATTTTATAATAGTATAAGAGCATATAATTCAGAATACTATATAATTTATTATATAACTATAATTATTAGTTTATGTTTTTATCCATTGGGAATCTATTTATATAATAAAAAAATGTATTGGGAATCTATATATTCACATAGCATGGTTCATATAATTGCTAATATATCAAATTTTATTTTATATACAGGATATGTAATACCATTAACCGATTATTTTGACTATTTTTATTATTTTAATCCAATATTTACTAATCAAATAAAATTAGAAGATTGTAATCAATTAATTCATTTAGAAAAAAATTGAATTTAAAGAACTCCCCCATAATTATTTTACAAACATTTGAATTTAAAGAACAAAATTTAAAAAATTACTACACCATATACACAAATATAAAAAATTATACTAATTACTATACAATTTTAAACAAATAACTACATCATAATACATAAACATAAAAACATATATTAAATATTATATATATTATAAAATAGCTCTGGATAACATCTTTTTAAATAAATAATAAAAAAATTAAATATATAATTTAATATTTAGTATTCAAGACTTAAAGATGCGTGAAAATTTACAAGATCCTCATATGGTAGATAGTCGCAAATGGACATCCACATTTCCTCTGGTAATTTAGTCAATACAAAATGGTCTTTTAACGCACAACGTATAGACTCTAGCATATGTAGAAGTTTGTTCTGGTTTAGTATAGAACTTATTTCATTAATATAACTATTATACCTAGTATTTCTGTATTTAGGATGATACTTAATCTCCTGAATATGTTTATGATTTTTAATTGTATCTAATAGTAATTCCAGATTCTTATAATTAAATTCAATAGTAGGTAAATACATTTGCTCGAAATTAGGATTCGATTTCAAAATATCACACATAAGTAAAACTAATGCGTTATCATTAATATTAATAATATTAGTATAATCATTGGGTTCACTAGCAATAGAGTAACAAGCATAAAGACAAATGAGTGTGCGATTAACCTTTAATATTTCTAATAAACCACGTAGACTATCATAACTAATGTTATTATGATCAATCATAAGTGATCTAAGGGATGTATTATTTAATACTTTTCCTATTTCTTGTACTCCTTTGTTACCAATATCACATGAACCAATATCTAATTTTTTTATACAAATATTATTCAAACTCAAACCAACAGCAATTGCACGCCCTCCTGAATCACCTAAATTATTGTCCTGAATACTTAATTCTTCAAATCCTACTATATCCGCTAATGCTTTAAATAATAATTTTACCCCTGTAGCATTAAACTTATTATTATTAAGATTAAGTTTTTTAAGAGATGTATTGCCTTTTAATGCTTCTACAAACTTAAAAAGAGTTAAATTATTAATATTACAAGAACTCAAAGCAAATACTGTAATACTACTATTAAATTGTAATACCTTTCCAAGTTTTAATGTTGAAGCAATGCTTAGCTTTCTAATTCTATCAAATTCCACGGTTTTAAGAGTTTTAATTTTGTTTAATGATAATGCTAATTCTTTTATAGCCTCATCATAAAAAGTCTCATTACTAATGGTAAGTCGTTTAATACTGCTATTATAAAGTAATGCTTGTGCTAAACTAATTATACCAAACAGACCTAATGATTTATCAAAAAATGGCCATGATTCTGATGAATTTTTTTTTATATTTTCAATTAGTCTAAACGCGTCAACTGCGTCCATTTTAGAGTTATCCTCTTTGCAAATTTAAATATAATTATACAATTATATAAAACTATATAATTCTATTTTATAAAACTATTTTTCAATTTTATAAATATTTTTATTATTTTTACTAATAAATTATTTATTATTAACAGTAAAGAATGTATTTTTTACCTAGTAAACAATATTAGTTACACATTTATAATGCCAATGCCAAATACAAATTATTTAAATCACACAATCTAAAACAATTTACTACACCATAAACATAAAAACTATACTAAATATACTATAAATTATAAAATGTCTCTGGATACATCTTTTAAAAAGTAAATAATAAATAAAAAAGTAAATAATAAATAAAAAAGTAAATAATAAATAAAAAAGTAAATAATAAATAAAAAAATAAATAATAAATAAAAATAACTATCTTAAACTAAAATTATTTATAGCCTATACTATGAGTGTTATTCCAAATAGTCGTATAAGGTGGTTCAACAGGATCTCCATTTTCTAGACTGTTTAAATGTTTTGTGACTAAAGTCTTAACATCATCAGGCACATCCTTCTTATTCAGATCATTCTCATCAAAAGAAGTTTTTGATAATAATGTGATAATAATCAATCCACTCAATGACAATTTGTTCTTGTTGTTTTGGATTATTATTATCTGATCTTGTATATTTTCACTAATTATATTTCCGGAAATCTTAATCGTGAATAGATGTAGATTTCCTTTTATACCTTCTGCGATTTTTTCCATTCCTTTATCGCCAATCTTATTACTATGTATGTCGAGAAGATTGAGAGTTCTATTCACTTTCAACATATCTGCAATATTGTCTGCTCCAACATCACCAATATTATTACAACCTATATAAAAGTGTGTAAGAGTTTTATTCACTTTCAACGCGTTTGCTAAAGCTTTTGCTCCTTCATCACCAATCTTATTTCCATAAAGATTAAGTGTTTTTAGAGTTGTATTTACTTTTAACATCTCTGTTAAAGCTTCTGCTCCTTCATCCCCAATTGAATTACAATGAATTTCTAGTTTTAAAAGAGTTTCATTATCTTTCAATGCCTTTGCCAAAGCAATTGCTCCTTCATCACCTATATTACAACTACCAATACAAAGATTGGTTACATCTTGATTTTTTTTTAAGTTTAAGTGTGCCACCAAATCAATTGCACCAGTATCGCCTAACTTATTTTTAAACAAACTAACATAACGACCTCTGAATCTGTAACTGGGTCTTGGTGTGTCTTCACATGGGTCTCTTGCGAATGCTTTTTCTAATATCCTAGCAATATCGCTTGTGTTTGACATTGTTAACACAAATAGTCAAATAGATGACTAGAAAGATATTATATTTTATAACTAACAAAATAAAAAATCATTTTTTTTACTATTAAATCTAAAAATATCTAAAAAAAATAAATTTATAGAACAAAAACTTAAACAAATAACTACACCATAAACATAAACATAAAAAACTATACTGATTACTATAAAATGATTATATAAACAATATATAAACTATTATATAAACCATATATAAACTATTATATAAACCATATAAAATCCTATAAAATATAAAATGTCTCTGGATACATCTTTTTAAAACTAAATAATAAACATATATTAATCGGTATAAAAAAATATAAAATATAT